ACATGGCTGTACTGGCTTGGATCGGCGGGGTCGACTGCGACGGTGACGTAAGCAACGTCGATGCCCTGGGCCAGCAGCATGCTGGCAACCAGCATAGAGAAGTCGTCGCAGTCGCCCTGCGCGAACGGCCCCAGCGCGAGCATGTCGCGCGGACGCACAAGCGTTTCCACGATGGGGTCTTCGTACCACGTCTGCAGCGGCAGCGCGGTTTGCTCATCGTAGGTGAACCGCACATGGCGCTTCACATACCGGAAGACCTGCTCTTCGGGGGGGAATCCTGAGAATTCCGCTTGGGCCTCCGCTACCGCCTGCTGCACTTCAGGGCTGGAGGAATCCTCGATGGCATAGATCGCCATCAGGTTGATGACCGCCGCCGTCTGGCCGTCGCCGGCGTCTGGCACCGGCTGCACGCTGTAGCGGACCACGCCGAGCTCGGGGTGGTCGAACGTATTATGTGGCGTCATTCACTGCTGGAATCGTAAACCAAAACTGGCCAAAATGTTAAATGCTAATAGTGATGTTAATGTGATTAACGCCTTTTGCGGTGCCGCCTCTAAGTGCATGGTAATGCTGGCTGGGCGCTTTCCGGCAAAGTTTGGCGTTACTTGCGCCGCGTTTGCTCCGGTGTTCCGTGGTAGAATCCCCGCGAGGAGGTGTGATGCCCGAAGAAGTAAAACCGCTTCCGCCAGACCCGGACGAAGAAGCCATCGACGAGATCGTCGCCGCAGAACAGGAGCAGGCCGCCGAGCCTGAGCCAGAGTACAGCCCGCCCCAGATCGTAACCCCCACAGATGATGCAGAGGCAGAACTGCCGCTGGACAAGCCGGTGCCAGAGCCCAGCCTGCGCCGGCGCAGGGCAGGCAAGCCGTCGCAGACAATGAAGCCGTTCCCCAAAGCCCCGGTGCGGTTCTTCCACGACGAGGCCCAGAAGGAAACTGGCAAGCCCATGGAATTCTTCCGTTACTGGAAATCGCTCATGGAGCGGGAAGAATTCCGGGATCGCGTCGTGGTCTACATCTACCGTGGCTGGCCGGCCATGATGGACAACAAGAGGCACGTCACGAAGGTTTACGACGGCGTGATGATGCCGGATGACATCCTGCGCTCATTCGGCTGCGGCGATTACTGGCTGCGGCTGAACGACAGCGGCAGCAAAAACCTCAACATCACCAACTGCCACCTGAAGAACTTGGGGGCCCGGCAACTGAACGAGTTCCCGCCGGTGCTCAACATCGCGGATCTGGATTTCGATGACAAGTCCAACCAGAGCTATCTGCTTTGGGCCCGCAGCAGAGGCATGCTGACGCCGGAGCAGGAAGCCAGGATCAAGGAGGGAAACACAGCTAACAGAGAAGAAAGGAAGGAAGACGATATGGCCAATGCAGAGGCGATCAAACAGCTTGCCAGCACTGTGGACCGGATGACGGACAAAGTATTGCACGTTGCGCAGCAGACGCGCGAGACACAGCCCAGCGGCGAAACCCGGCTGCCGGAAAAGCTGCTGGATCTGATGACAGTGGCCAGCGCCAGCGCCACGCAGAGCGCAGCCAAGATCATGGAAGAGAGCGTGAAGCAGGTGATGGAGTTGCAGAAGCAGAATGCCAACCCGCTGGCCAGCATCAAGGAAGTTGCGGGCGTGCTTAAGGATCTGATCCAGCCTCAGCCTGTTGCGCCGCCGCAAGCATTGGAAGCGGAAAAGAAATATGTCGAGATGATCTTTCAAATTCAGAACGAGCGCATCCGGTCGCTCGAAGGGCTGATCGAGCGCATGGCGCAGCAGCAGGCAGCAGCAGCGCAGGCACCGGCTCCCAATCCCGGCGCGGTGGCTGTCGCGGAGAAACCCAAAAGCCTGATCGAAAGCTTGCGCGAGATGGCCAGCGCAAAGGAAGAGCTGCGCGAGCTGCTGGGGCTGGACAATGACAAGCCGGAGGAGCCCGCCTGGATGAAGTATGCGCCGCTGCTCGTGCAGGGGCTCAACGTGCTGGGCGTGTACTTCGCCAACGCCATGCATAACCTCGCCGTGGCGAAAACAGGAACAGGCAAGCCGGAGCCGGTGCCAGCGCCACCGCAAGCAGCACCGGCAGCGGAGCAGGCGGCGGCGCCCACAACGGGCGAAGGGATGCCAGCACAGAATCAACATCAACAACAGGAGGCGCAGAGCGCGATGGATCGCTTCACACTGTTCTTGCGGATGATTGAAAGGCCCATCCTGGTTAGCTTCAACAACGGCGAGAGCGGCGCGGAGTTCGCCGAGAAGCTGATCGAGCTCACCGACAATGGCATGTTCGGCGCGAACACCAGCGGGCGGCAGGTCTACGACGCCGTGCTCGAGTACGGGCAGGATGTTGTGGCTACGCTGATCAAGAGCTATCCGCCGATCTGGTCCGTGGTGAGCCAGACGCCGCAGAAGTGGGAGAAGTTCCTGACCGAGTTCTTCCACGCCGACGAAATCTGGGCCAAGCAGGATGAAGAAGAGCGTGATAAACAATAGGGCATGTGGACCGTGCAGTACCGCTGCCTCTACCGTGAGCACTGGTACGACGACAGCGAACACATGACGTGGGAGCAGGCGGCGGCCCGGGCAATGGCGCTAGTAGCCTTGGGCCGCCGCGTGCGCATTATGGATGGCTGGGGGCGGGTGGTGTGGCAATCATGATTACCAGTCTGCGTTGCGCTCCAGCTCGCGCGTGAAGTCCTCCTCCGCCTCGCCTGCCGGATTGCGCCTGCTGCGCCAGCGGTCATATTCGCCTGCGCCGTAAACCTCGTCGATCTCTTGCGGCGAGAAGTACTGCATCAGCTGCCGCCAGTACTTGCGCAGCATCTTGGCCGTGACCACCGCAAGGCCCGGCGTGAACAGCTCGCGTGGCCTTGATGCTATGGTGCGGCCAAAGACGCTGTCGAACTTGTTAAACCCAACGCAATCCTCCGTCCGCGCTCCATCGCACTGGAAGGCGATGGCCCGCACCATGGCGTAGATGATATCGATCTGCCGGGCGGTGAGCGCCTGCGCCTCGGCCTTGATGGTCTCGCGGCGCATGGTTTTGACTTCAGCATGCGCAGAGCTGACGGCCTCCACAGGCGTAACCACTTCCTTGAGGTGCGATCGCATGTATTCGCTCTCGGTTGCCTCGCGGATCGATGTCATCTTCTCCACGATCACCTTGGCCATCCTAGCAGTCATGCTGCCTTCCAGCACCACATGCTGCACGTTGACGCAGTCGCGCTGGCCGATGCGGTGGCAGCGGTCCTCGGCCTGCTGGATGTTGGAGGGCACCCAGTCGAGCTCGACAAAGATAACGTGGCTGGCCGCAGTGAGGGTGATTCCGACGCCGGCGGCAGTGATGCTGCCGATGAAAACACGAGCCTTCGGGTTTGTTTGAAACGCATCCACGGCAGCCTGTTTGGCTGCCGCGCTCATGCCGCCGGTGAGCTTGACCGCGAACTCGCCATCATCGCTGCGCACCGCTTCGCTGGCAATGGCCATCAGCTCATCGATCACATCGTGGTGGTGTGCGAAGATAACCGCCTTCTCGATGCCCTCGATAGTGTCTCTGAGGAAGCCCTTGGCAGCGCGGACCGTAGCCAGGCCGACCTCGTGCCGGATGGCCGACATTTCCTCGAACGGCACCCGCTGCGCCTCCTTGAGCTCCTCAATTGCCCGCTCGTACTCTTCATCGTTGCCGCTGGCCTTGGCGATGAGGAACTTGGTTTGCGCCTCGGCCAGCCGCTCGGCCTGCCGCTCGTACATCTCGCGCTCGCGCCGGAGCACGCCCTCGAAGCCCTCGCTGCTGATCTCGATCACCTGCCGCCGCTTGGGCGGCAGGTCAAGGAGCACCTGGTTCTTGGTGCGGCGGATCATGAACGTCAGCCGCGCCTGCTCCTGCAGCTCGCTCAGGTTTTGCGGCGAGCCGAACTCCCAGCCGTAGCGGCTCTCGTGCCAGTCGGCGTACCTCTGCCAGAACTTGCTCCGGCTGCGGAAATATTCGAAACGCTGGTACACCGGCTTGTCCATCAGGCACCACTCCACAAGCGACCACATCTCTTGCGGGCGGTTGAGAATCGGCGTGCCGGTCAGCGCCAGCCGCACGCGGGCCGGGATCGGCGGCGCCTTCACGTCCCACGCGCGGCGCATGCTGTCCCACTTCTTCTCGCCCAGCACCAGCTTTGTGCGCTTGGCGTCAGGACTCTTGATGTAGTGCGCCTCGTCCAGCACAACCAGATCCCACGGCGTGGCGCGGATGCGGTCGATGTGGCGGTCCAGGATGTCGTAGTTGATGATAATGAAGTTGCCGTTGAGCGGCCACACTTTGCTCTCAACGATACCGATACGGAACGGGCGCACGAGCCACTTCTCGGCCTCGCGTGCCCAATTCATCTTCAAGCTGGCCGGGCAGACCACAAGCACCTTCTCGATGCTGCGGTCATAGTTGACCAGGCCCAGCGCCTGAATGGTTTTTCCTAGCCCCATCTCGTCGGCAATGAGGGTGCCGGTGCGGCGCGAAGCATAAGCCACGCCTGCCTTCTGGAACTCCATATAGCTGCGGCCCTTGGGCGCTGGGATGTCGATGTCGGCTGTGATGGCGCTGCTTTCCTCCAGCGCCCGGCGCTCGGCGCGGTGGGCTTCGTTCAGCGCTTCAGCGGCTGAAACGTCGCAATAGTTCTTGAGCTTCAATGCGCGTTTTGCGGAATCCGTCCACCAAAATTTGCGGTTGTGGTCCCAAGCGAAGCCTGCCTGTTTCGGAATATCTATGGTATCGTAGCCTCCCAGCCACACCCAGATGCCATCGCGGAACGTAAGTAGAGCCCTTGCCTGCATGTGCTACCTCTTCGAATCACTGACAAGCTTTTCGACCCGGCCAACGAACTCCTGGACCGTGGTTTCACCTTTTAGAAGTCCCACCAGCGCCTGCATCAGTGGCCGTGCCGGACCGCGCACCGGCATGTTCTCCAGCTCGCGCAGCAGGCTGCGGCGCCGCTGCGTGGCCACGTCATGGCGCTTGGGCGCGGCTTCCAGCATGGCGGCCACGCGCCGCCGCATCCGCGCTTCCGGCATCTGCGCCAGCAGGTAGGCCTCATACGGCGCAATCTGCTCTCCCACCATCGCCTGCACGTCCGGCGGCAGCTTCAGCAGCGCGAGCCGCTGCGACGCCCAGCCCTTGGTGCGCCGGAACATCTGCGCCACAGTCTCCATCTTGTAACCGGCGGCGCGGAGCTGCTGGATGATGGCCGCCTCCTCCATGGGGCTGTAGTTGAGCCTCGCGGTGTTCTCGAGCAGCTGCAGCCGCACGCGGTCGACGCCGTCGATATCGCCGTCCAGCACGGCGCAGGCGGCGCTCCGCAACGGGTGGCCCGCTGGCACCATCTCGCGCTCTGAGATGCGCAGCAGCGCAGCGGCGCGGCGGAAGCCGAACAGTACGCGCCTGTCCTCCGTGATGCCGATGGGCTGGAGCTGGCGGCCAGCCGCGAGCAGGTCCGCCACCATGTCATCCACGCGCCAGTCGCCGGGCCGCAGGTTGGCGTCGAGGATCAGGTGCCGGGGATCGCATGTGATGATGCGCATCACCGGATCCGCTCCATCGCCATGTGCGCGGCCTCAGCACATACGATCTCGTGCAGCGCCAGGAAGAATTCCCGCGACACGTTGCGGCCTTCCAGCGCCTTCTTCATCTCTGCGTTCCAGATCTCCAGAAACACTGAACCGAACGCGGAATCCGGGTGTTTCTTCGCGAACTCGTAGAATTCTGTAGCGTTCCCGCTTGCGATCATGACTCCCTCCTGACAATCAACTTGCGCAGCGGAAACTGTGACCGCCACGCTGGTATCCACACTTTCTCCGGCAGCCCGGCAAGCGATGCGGCGCCGGCGGCCAGAATCGCCTCGCGGTTGAGGATGTACACATCGCCGCCGCGCTGCCAGTAATACTGCCTGCCCGCCTGCTCCGCGCCCAGGGCGGCGAGCCCGGCGCGGAACATCTCCGCCGCCCGGGCCCGCACCGCAATGGGGCGGCCCGCAATCATGAGCCAACGCTCAGCCATGAGGCCGCTTCCTCCGCTCCTGCTGCAGCCAGATGGACTCGCTCACTTGCTCCAGCGTGGACCGCATGGCGCGGAGCTGGCTAAGCATTGCCCGGTGCTCGGCAACGTCTTGGTTGAAGATCTCGACGCCGTCCGGCAGCGGGTAATAGCCGCGCATGTTGGGTGCGCACACGGCGAGCTTTTCGATTGCGGTATCAAGAGCAGCGTAGGCTTCATCCAGCGCCTCCAGCAGGCGCTCAGGGCTGGTGCCGTTCAGGTGGATCAGTGGCCCGTGCATGGTGTTGTCTCCTACAGCGCCCACTTCAGATACTCAGGGCTGTAATAAAGCAGGTAGCCTGCTCCGTGTTTGCGCTCCTGCACCAGCCCGCACTTGTTGCAGATGCGGGCTTTGCCCTCAAACTTGTATGCGGCCCATTTGTGCTTGCCGTCGCTGGATCTGCACTCAGGCAGGGGCGGATCAAAGGTAACCATCTGTCCCTGCCACTGGCGGCGCGTGCGGGAGAAGGCCTCTGCCATCAGCACTACAGATGCTGTGGCGTTATCTTCGCCGATTCCCGGCGGCGGCATCAGATGCGACGCATTGGCGTCAAACCACTGGTGTGCGGCCTTGATGGCATCGCGCAGAGCTTGGTGGACCGTTTGAGCCCGGATCTCACCTTCCGCTAGGGGCTTCTCCACGCCCCGGAGAAGCATGTGGACCGTGAAACGATAATGGTTCATTGCGTTGTCCCTTCTTCAATTCCATTTCCACGTTGAGCGCCGCCGCTTCTTCCTCTGCTGCTTCGGCATCAGTAGCGGCGGCGTAAACCGCGCCGAATCTGGTGTAGTCGGCGGATCTGGCAGTAAGCACCAGATAGCGGTACTTATACCAGTCCTTCATCCTCCTCGTCCTCCTCATCCTCCTCGTACTCCTCTTCCGGCTCTACGCCGCACTCATCTTCGCTTTCATCCTCGACGACCGAGAGCAGGTCTTCGATATTGGCGTCGAGCTCGGCGTGGGCTTCCTCGATCTCGTCGTCCTTGCCTTCCCACAGCGCCGCGCTCTGGCGCAGGTAAGACAGCGCCATGCGCAGCGCCGCTGCAGATTCGGTAACAAGCTTCATGCGTGAGTTCTCCTTTCAGCACTCATGCCCTAATTCTTCACTTTCACTTGACTCTTGTCAACAGGTTTTTTTCTCATCCACGCCCGCACTTCGTCGACATCGAAGCGCAGGTCGCCGCCAGGCAGCCGGTAGTACGGCATGCCCTTCTCGTTCATGTAGCGCCAGAGCGTAACTCTGCCGATGTTCAAGTACTGCATCATCTCTTCCAGCGTCAGCAGCTTCTTCTTCATTCGTGCCTCCTAGTTCTTCAAAGGTAAAACCACCGCCGCCCAGTTTGTGCCGTAGAAACGGCGTGCAGCCAGCCGCAGAAACGGATTGAGCGATATGATCCGCCGCAGCATGGCTATGAGCACGCGACGCGTGCGGATGCCGCCGCCGGTGCCTTCCAGCATCTGCCGCGCCGCCAGGAACAGATGATCCAGAGCGCCGCTGTATTGCCCGCCCCAGTAACGCTGTTCAGCATCCCGAATCATCGTCACAAACCGCCTTCCCCAGGCGTTGTTTGGCAGATGCCGCATCAGCTCACCCAGCTTGGCGTCTTCCGCGCCGTGGAGTTTGGGCCTCAGCGGCGACATGTAGCACACCACACGCCCACGGCTCATCTCGCGCCGGAGCCCGCAATGCAGGCATATTTCCACGCCTTTGTACCGCACCCAGCTGTGGCAGCAGTTCACGCAGCCGGGATCCGGCGGCGGGACCAGACGCTGCAGCTTGCGCTTGCTTCCGTCCGGCCAGCGGATCTCCACCCACGCAAGGTGGCCGCCTATCTGCGATTCGCCGCTGGCGAACGGGTTTTGCAGCAGGCGCTGAGCCTCGCTGCGTGATGTCGGATGGCTGATCAGATCCAGTTCCATCTTGGCCAGGCGCAGCACATCGCGCCGGGATGGCAAGTCAACTGATAAAGGGCCGGGGTAATCACAACGCAGAATTGAATACTGCATACCAGATCTCCTTTCGGTTTGCACGCGCCCGCCACGCATGGGGATGCATGGCGGGCACGGGATATCAGCACTCTTCCTCCAGCACCGGAGGCGGCGGCGGGGGCTCGAGTCCCGCGCCGCGCTGATGCGGCAGCCGGAACTCATCCGGCACCGCAAGCACGCTGCGGAACTCGCGCAACTTGCGCCCATGGCGGCTGGTGGCCTCAATGTGGACGAAGCCGGAATAGTCCAGCCATGCCCTCAGCTTAAAGGCACGGTAACTGACAAAGCCCAGCCGCAGCGGATGCGGGAAGTAGGGCCCGGTCGAGTTGCCCCACTCATCGCGTGGCTCGCAGCCGGTGCGGACGTCCCACACCTTCGCCCGCCACGTTGCCTCGCCGGGCTGGCGGTCGATGTGCACGTCGAGACCGATGCTGTCATCCACCGGCACCCGGTGCGCGTAATAGTGCTGGAGGTGCGCACCGCGCCCGGCCACCGCGCCCAGCGGCCCGGCGTTCACGCCGCGCCAGTGCGCGGCGTCGCAAACCTCATTCCACGCCGTGCGGGCGTCAGCATAGGCTTGCGGCGGCCTCCATGGCCGCTGCGTGCGGGCCAGCCTCCACACCTCCGCCGCAATACTGAGCAGGCCTGCGGCGCGGAGGGGATCCTCGGTTTCGAGGATCTCCTGCCGGAGCCCCTGCAGAGCAGAACACACTGCGGCGTTCAGCGTGTTCTGCCCCGGACTGGCGCTGCCGCCGGGAGAACTTGAGTACACCAGCCGCGCCGCATCAGCGCGGGCGGCTTCCGCTTCGGCCCCCTCCTCGAGCATGGAGCATCCATCGCCCCAGGAGCGGGCGGGGCAGTCGTAGATCGCCCGCAGCAGGCGGGCGCGGGCTTGAGTCTTCAGGTCCATAACAAACCTCCTTCGGGGGCGGTGCCCCCAGTTTCAGTGGCCTCAAGTTTGGCCCGCCACTGCTGGAGTGACGGGCCAGAAACAGTGCTATTCCTCCCCTGCAGCAGCGGCGGCGGCGCGGGCCTCCGCCATCCGCTGCAGCTGCTGCTCCACCCAGTCCTCGCACTCCTCGAGTGGCAGTGCGATCAGCCGGGGCAGGTCGACATCCAGCGCGGCCTCCCGCAGCAGCCGCCGGTCCTCTGTCGAGAGCCCGGAAGTGCGGAAGGCGGACCAGGCGTCCGCGTCCCACTGTTCGGAGAGCCAAACAGCAACGGCGCGGACCCACTGCTCATCCCTCACCCGCGCACCGCAGGCGCGGTGGTTGTTGAGCATCGATACCGTGGCATCCCGCAGGATGCTGGTGGTGGGCTGCCGGAGTTGGTGGCCGGTGTAGCGAATCAACCCCTCCTCTGTTTGTTCGCGGATCAGTCCGCAGGTCCAGCACATCTGCCGGTGATCAGAGTGGGGCTCCCCCTCCACGTCGCCCCACTCGTGGCGTGCGCCGGCGCAGGGGGGCTCCGGCGGATCGACGAGGGCGAATGCCTCCGCGCCGTCGGCAGTGGCCCGCACGATAGCCGATTCCAGCGCCTCCCGTGGCCTCAGAACGCGCGGCGGGCCGAAGATGGCCTCTAGGTACTCCGCGCTTCCGGCAACGCGTTCTAGGGCCTTTTGTGCCGCAGCAGCGGGCGTTGTGGCATCGATGCTCAGCGCGGGGATCTCGAGATCCCCGGGGTGATTGATTTGTACAGTGTAGTCCATAAGCCCTCCTTATGATTGGTTTGGCCCGCCGGACGGCACCGGCGGGCCGGAACATCACAGATTGCGCCCGTCTTCTAATTGGGCAACAATCCAGGCCCGCTGGATGGCCCGCTCGCGGGAGCTGTAGATCCCGCTGCGGCGGGAGCGCAGCCAGGATCCGTCAGCGAGTTCGCACGCCTCAAAGGTGACCCATTTCTGCGCCCACGGAACCTTGCCGACGTAGACGCCGACCTCAAACTTAGTCTCCTGCCTCCACCGAGGATCGTAACGGAACCCGGTGTAGTCGGCGACGTGCTCCACGTCGTTCAAATGCTTGAAATAGTTCTTCTTCTTCATTGCAGCCCTCCTATGGTTTGAAAACTCGGTTAACACTGGCCCGCCGCCGGCAATCGACGGCGGGCCGCCAACAGCGCTACCGCCCGCGCAGGGCCTCCTCCAGCTCGTCCGCGATGTACCACTCGCGGATGGCATAAATCAGTTCCCGATACTCTTTGCCGAGCTCCGCCAGCCAACAACGGAACTCGCGCATGGCCGCCTCCTCCTCGTCGTCGTCGTCGTCCAGGTCAATCAGGCGATCCTCGACGGCCTCCCAGACGTCCTGCAGCACTCCGGCGGCTACCACCCAGTGCTGCCGAGAGATTGCCTCGCGCAGGTTAAAGTCCCGCGCCTTGATGCGCTCCTGCACCAGCTCAGGCAATCCTGCGTAATCCGGGATGTGGCGAGGCGTTCCGATCCACTCCGGCCAGTAGTACCCGTACACGTTCTCTTGCTCCAACTCGGACCACTCCTCATAGCGCCGCATCCCGCAATGGATGCAGAAATGCTCCCCGCTTGGCAGGCGCACCCAATAGTGCCCCCGCTCCGATTGCGGGCAGGATGGCTCCGGCGGAGCAACCTTCACCTCGTCCTCTCCGATGGATACCCCATCCTCGAGGAGCACCAACCGGAAGTACTTGGGCTCTAGGCTATTGCCGGGGCAGGGATACCCGGCGAAGTCCTCCACCCAGCTGCGGGGCCAGATGCCCCGCGCCTCCGACTGCGCGGTGATCCGCGCTTCCTGCGCGGCTTCGTGCGCGTAATCGCAGTACAGCCGCCAGTGGTGCCCGCTTTCGGCGCGGGCGGTGTAGATGGGATCGTTGTTGTTCATGATTTCCTCCTTCTTGCTTTGGGCTCGAGAACTGGGGTTGACACTTGCCCGCTGCGTTACCCGCAGCAGGCCTGACATCGGGGCCCCTTTCTCCTTACACCCCCATCATGCACCAATGTTTCTCTGTGTTCAATACCATGTAACCTATTTTGTTGATAACTCCAGTATTATCAACAATATACGAGAGAAAAAATTTTTTTGCGATGTTGCGGCGTTTTTCGCGCTTTGTACAAGTTATTGAAAACAAAGGGAAAAGTTCAGGTGGGTGCTGGGTCCTATATATGGGATCCTGTGCCGGATGCCGGGCGCGGGAGCTGGTGCTTAGCGCCGATGCTGGGATCTAGTGCTGGGTGCCGGGCGCGGGAGCCCCCCGCCTGGCTGCCCATCCCAAACCCTGGCCGGCCACCGGCGGCGGTTTATACTGCTCATTGATGGCACGCAATCCGCACCGGATCCCACGCTTGCCCCACCAGCTCCCGCCGCGCAAGCCGCCGGTCTATATCGATTGCATCGATTGCGGGAAACGGATTCTGCGCACGCAGGGCATCCAGCTCCGCTGCCGGTCCTGCGCCCGCGCCTTCTCGATCAGCCGCCGCATGGTTAGCAATGTGATGTCCAGCTTCCTCGCACTGGCCGAGATCTCATTGCGGGCGCGGGATCAGGCCCTGGCTCTCATCCGCCGCGAGTACCTGGCCGACGTGATGCGCGGCGGCGCGGCGCACTACGAATGCGTCGCCCGCATGTGGCAGAAGCTTACCGGCGAGGAGATCCCGTTGCAGAATCCGGTGCTGCGGATTTATCGCTCCGCTGACCCAGACGCTCCACCCGTGGAGGAGCGGCCAATTCGGCCCGCGCCATGAACTCCGGTTTGTCCAGCAGCCCGGCATCGTAGAGCAAATCTGATGCCTCATCATGCGCACGGCGCCGCGCCGCAAGGTAGGGATTGGTCCACTCCGTACCCTCCGCACCGTCCAGCGCCTGCCGGATCGCCTCTGAGATCTGCTGGCGCAGCGCATCCAGTGCTCGGAGGCTGGTGAACAGCAGCTCGATCTCCTGGCCGTGCTCGCGCAGCGTAACCAGCGTCGTGTGCCTGCGGCGCACAACGCTGGCCAAGAACGGATTCAGCATCACAATGCGCATTGGAGCGCCTCCTCTGCCTGCAATATCGCCCGGCCAATCACTGCCGCGCACTGTGGCACCACAGCATTGCCCAGCGCCGTAATGCGCTTGGCGCGATGGCTCATGGCTCGGTCCAGCCAATCGGGAACCCCATGAGCCATTCCACGAAGCGGGGGTTCAAGCGCCGGCGCAAGATCGGGTCGGACCTTGAGGACTCGCTCCCATTCCGGATCGCCTGGCCCTGGAGGGAAAATCGGCTGACTTGCGTTAGAAGCGAACGCGGCGTGCAGTTCTCCTCGGCTCGCAAGCTCGGCTTCGCGTGCTTGGCCAGTGGTGTCTGCCATGAGTCCGCTATTTGCGCATTCAGGTTTTTGTATCGCCCCTTCTTTACGCTTGCGAGATCGACTGCAGGAGTCGGAGCCTTGATGCCGTCCCTCGCAAGCGGCGTCTGCCAGAAGCCGATCCGCGCCTGTTTGTCCAGCCCCATCTCGTGCTTCCGGCTCCCGCCCCGGCTGCGGAACGGATCCGCGCTTGGCGTCTGCCACAGCATCGCCGCCACCGGCAGCTGGTTCAGCCGGTGCTTGCCCGTGTCCTTGCGGATCGGCGCACTGGTCATCTTGTAATCCCGGTTGAGCACGGTAGGCCACAATGAAGATCCGCTTTCGGATGTGGCTGGCCCCCACATCTGCAGCTCGTAGGCTGCGCCAGCATCCCACATACCCGAGCCCGGCCAGTTCGCCGCAAACTCTGGCAATTCCGGCTGCTGTCCCTCCGTGCCGAACAAGGAGGCCTGGCACGTTCTCCACGAGCACCCATCGGGGCCGCGCACCGCGAACAATGCGGGCGAACTCAGACCAAAGGCCTGAGCGAGCACCCTCAATACCCTTTCTCTGTCCGGCGAGGCTGACATCCTGGCAAGGGAAACCTCCGCAGATGAGATCGACCGGCTCGAGCTCTTCCGGGTCAATCGTGCGGACGTCTTCATAGCGTTTCACCTCCGGCCAATGCTTCTCCAGAATGCGGCGGCAGAACGGGTGGATCTCCACCTGCCACCGGCACTCCATGCCTACAAGCTCCAAACCCAGGTCGATGCCGCCGATGCCAGCGAACAGCGAGCCGAATGTCATTCGTCCCACGCCTCCAACACGCGTTTCAGGCGCCGGGCTTCGGATTTGATGTCCTCCATCGAGTAAGCCCCGAACTGGTGGTAAATCTCTGCGCCGTGCCAGTGGACCCTGTAGGCCAAATATCCCTTGACATGATATGGCTGGGAACTCCAATCGATGCTGTAACCCTCACCCTGGAACGAGACCGACAGCCCGCGCCATTTCCGGCGCTTGAACGTCTTGCGGAACTCGGCCACCATCTGCCGCCGCGCCTCGTGCCAGATGTCATCCAGCCTTCGCTTCGTCTCTCCCTCTTTGTTGATCGTCCGCCACTTCGCCGCTTGGGCTTCCGCCATCGCGGTTTGCAGATCGGCTGCTTTGCTCTTGCTGACAGCAAGCTGCACAGGGTCTATCCACATGATTCCTCCTCTTGTTCCATCTGGCAATCCACGCACAGCATGGAGTCTTCCTTCCGCGTCGCGTAATACCAGACCTGGCCGCATTTGCTGCAGCGTACCGAGAATCCGATCTGGCAGAAACTCGGGTCGCTCTCGCACGGCACCAGATCTCCGATATTGCAGGCACAATCCAGCTCTGGATTGCACAACCCTTGGCCACCGGGCAATGAGGCTGTGTACAGATCGATCAAACTGCATGGCCTACTCCCCAATCCCATCGCGGTTTCGCACCAAGAACGCATCCACGGCGGCGTGAATGCGCGGCGGTCGCGCCCCGCCTGACTCATACTCTTCGCGTGGCGTGAGGCCCTTGAGTTCGCGTAGCAGCCGTATGCGGATGCGGTCCAGCCGCTTCATCACCGTCCACACCAGATCGTCGTCGAGATGGTGCAGGGCGGCGGCGCTGCCGATGACCAGCGCCACATCCGCTAGCGCCTCACGGACGAGGGATTCCACGTTGGACGGTGCGGCTCGCTCTTTGGGCATCATTGAGCCCTCTCCTTCTCCGCTATCCGTTTGTCCGCTTCCAGTTCCAGCGCCCGCACCGCATGCGGAATCCGCGCCTGCGCCTGCTCGATTGTTGCCAACTCCATCTCCTCCGGCGCGGAAACGCAGAAGATCACACCCTTGTAGCCTTTGCCCGGAGCCCGCACAAGGTCCAAGATTTGCCACTCCTTCTCGCCGAACACATACACCAGAGCCGGATGCGCTCCTGACTGGAGTTCAAACATAAACCTTCGATTGACTTCAGTGGCGTGCAGCGGCTCTGCTGCAAAGCGTGGCAAAAGCCGCTTCAGCTCCCGAATCTTGTCGACGATCCGCTCACGCAGGATTTCTTCTGGCGTTCTTGTCTTGCGTGTTTTTCCTCGCTGCGCCTTGCTGCGGTTGATCATGTTCTGCAACTCCTTTGGTTCCTTCAGCCCCAGTTTCGCGAGCATGGCCCGCACCGTATCAGCCATTGCGTCGATGTCAGATGTAAACACCTCAGCATCGATATCGCTGTCGCCGTACTTGTCCGGCAGGAAGTGATCACTCACGCGGATGGTGACGCGGTCCTCTTGTGGAGAATAGGCCGTCACATAGCGGCTGGCGCTTTTCCGGCTTTCCTCCACAATCACATCCTCCGCGCCAGCGGCGCGGAACACCCGGGCGATCCGCTCCGCTGTGCGCTCGATTTCTGATCCGCTCACCTGAAATTGTTTTCTGGACTTCGTGAACATTTCACATCACCTTTACTGGCGGCTTCCGTGATTCCCGCACATCAAGGATCACGGTTTGCGTCACGTTCTCAGCCCGCCGGATGATCTCGCTGCTGACGCCAAGCTCAAGGAGTTTCTCCCGGTCCAGCGTCCGCCGCTCCTGCGTGCGGATGCTGACAGTGTATGCCTCATAGCGCGTCTTCTCAAGCCCCAGCGAGCTCATCAGGTTGATAATCCTCTCCCGCTCGGCCTTCATCTCCTCTTCCAGCGCCCGGACCTGTTCCCGCGCCTGAAGGTACGCCAGCAGGTGCGATTCCAGCGCCTGCTTGTCCGTTTCCGCAATCTCCGCCAGCGTGCGGAAATCCTGCTCATTGTTCGCCATCGTTTGTCTCCTTTTTTTTTGAGTATTCGGTTCTGGTTTTGCGGTACGCATCAATGCCTGCTGCATGGCTCTCGAGCGCTGACGCCGCAAGGCGGCACAGGTACGGGCTGAACAGCAGACCCAACATCACCACCACGGCGCAGGAGCCGATGAGGCTCACCGCGCCGGAGAGAAACTCCATCAGGTTAATCATCCTTCTTGTTCCTCCAGTTGTTGAAATACATCTGGCCCAGCCGCTTCCGGCTGCGTGCTTCTGCGGCTTCCACAAACGGCACCAGTGACGGGAAACGCTGCTCGACCATCTCGCGCAGGTTCTTGATGACATGGCTGCCGGCGAAACAGTAAGGCGTGTTCGCCATGATGCTGACCCGCGCCCGGCTGATCTTGATGCGATCGGCGATCTCCATGATCCGCAGGCCGCAATTCACGAGTGAATGGATCAGCGTGTGCAGCGGGGTTTGGCTCAGGAAGCTGAGTTGCTGGATCTGCTCCGCCGCACGCTTCATCACCTCGCCCATGGCGGAGGGCGAGGCTTCTTTGAGCAGCAGCGATGCCGGGTAGTTGGCGCCGTCCACCTCCACGATCCACGGCTGCATCATCGCGGCGACATCGTACAGCGTCAGCGTGCAGTCGTTCTCGTGGCCCTCGTGCCACTCGAGTTCGAGCCAACCTTCCTTGTCCTTGCGGCGCTTGAGCGTCGCCATGCGGCCCACGACATGAATGTGGTACTTGCCGCCCTTGTGCTCGATGATCATTTCCGCCTCCTCAGTGTCCAGAGCCTGGCTGCGCGGTCCGTGAGCAATGCTGCGTGCGGATCGCCCACGGTGTCCGGCGGCGGCCCGGCGATCTCGAGCAGATCCGCGCCGATGTCGAGTTCAGCTACCGCGTCCAGCGGATCATCCATGATGCGGTCCACCGCGCCTGGATCGAGGATCTCGGCGGCCTCCACCAGCGCGGAGACCCACTCGCCCCATGCCGACCTCGATACGCACTCGCTCCATGCGGAGCGGTTCCGCTCGCGTCGGATGGGAAGCGCGTACTCCATGGCGAGATCCACCAGGTCGCCGACAAACAGCGTAGGATCCATTGCCAGCAGTGACGCTGAATCCAGCGTAATGATGGTTTTGCCTTCCGCCAGCACCGGCGCAAGCTCCGCCTGGGACTCGTAGACGCGGCCCAGCGAGCATGTCCAGCTCACACCGCGCCCTGAATCCGCTGCGTGCATCACAATCTCTGTTGCCCCCTCCATCTCCTCGACCATCACTTCCGGCGCGGGGTGCCAGATCACACCGGGCACCGATGCGGAGAGCTCCAGCGCCCGGCCCCATGCGCGGACCCATGCGGGCAGCGCTTCTCGCGGCGGGCAATCTCGCGGATCCGGCGCGAAGGCGGCAGGCACGGGGTAACGGTGCCCGCTCGGGCCCCGGCCAATCGCGAACACCGCGCCTGCGCCGCTATGGCCGATGCTGTTTGCGAGCCGGGTTTGGGCGCAGTGCTCCACGGCGGCGGCCTCCACTGCTTCGCCCACCACGCAGCCCAGCTCGCGGCTGACAATCACGCTGCGGGGATCGGTGCCGGACATCGCGCACAGCAGGCGCACCGCTTCCTCGTAGCGAGGATCAGTGAAGTAGGGCAGCACCACGAACAGCCGCGCATGGTTGCCTGCGTTCGTGTCAGGGATACGTTCACTGTCCGGGCATAGCCCGGCAACATACCATGGGCACTCCTTGCTCCTCATTCCACGTTCTCCCGGATCGCTTTCACCACCTTTGCCGCAATCCCCTTTCCGATACCCTCGATCTCGCGCCAGGCTTTCTCGTCAGCATTGGCCATCACAAACACGGTGCGGAAGCGCTTCTCCACGGCGCCGCTGCGCTCATAACCGATCATGGGCAACTGCGCCGCCACCCGGCGCAGCACGCTGGGCTTCACCAGCAGTGAATGCTGCGGCAGCGGCGTGTAGAGCACTTTGTGCGCAGCGTGCTGCTCCCAGCTCTTCTGCCACCACTGATACAGCGTGCGGATCAGGTTCACTGTTTCGCGTGGCGTGGCGCTGCGGCGGACGTGAATACCAATGAGACTGTCGATGCTGGTCAGGTACGCTTCCAACTCCGACCACATGAACCGCTGCTGGCCGACACGCACTTCGTCCCACTTCCCGCGCCGGTAGTGCAGCAGCAGCCCGGAGTCGGGATCCTCCCGCGTCATTCCCTCCACGATGAGGTACATGGCGTGATACTCCTCGCTCATGCCCGCGAGCTGGTGGCCGACCAGGCGCCCGGTGCGCATGCTGGCCAGCAGATCCTGCACGGTTTTGCGCTCCACGCCGATCAGGCACGGGCCCTCGGGGCCGTTGCCGATCCAGCAGCAATCGCCGTACTCCATGCGCTGCACCTCGCACTCGATACCGGCGCGGCGGATCGAGTCTGCCAGCTCGCGGCTGCCTTCGCGGTCGTCCAGTATGATCACGGGATCACTCCGCGTAATCGACGCCGTCGCTCCAGTCCTCCCAACTGGTTTCAGGCCGCAGCTCCAAGGCGAGAGCCGGGAACAGCGCCTCCGCGCCCCGGTACTGGCGGCCATTCACATGCGCGGTGCGGTAGCGCGAATCGATCACATCGACCGCGAACTCGCCCTCGACAATGTCGTGCCGGATGATCAGATCGATGATGTATCCGAAATCGGAGAAGCCGGACCGCTCCCACTCGCCAGTCCAGCTGTCCAAGCCCATTTTGTTGGTCTTGTAAACCTTCCTCACCTTGTGGATCCACACGCTGTTCTTGCCAGAAGCGATGGTCTTATTGATCACTGAGCGGAACTCGGCGTTGACCGGGCCGTAGTGATGCGGCAACACCTGGGTCAGGCGCCCGAATCGCGCCAGCCGGAGCAGTTCCCACACTTCCGTGGCGGTGTCGATCACGATGGTGCGGAAGTAAGACGATTCCATCGCCTCGTACATCGCCTGCGAAACCTTGTCCCATGCCTCCTCGTAGGTTTCGATGCGTTGCCCGGCGGGCGGCACAATGTGCCGGAACAATAACACGTCCTTCCCGGCGCGTTGCCACACGCGCACCGTGGCTTCCGTGCCAGCATCGGAGCTGATGATGGCGACGGGTCCCGGCGCGGACAACGCCCAGTAGGTCTTGCCGCGCTTCTCGTGGCCGTAGCTGCACACGCTGAGCGTGGGCCTAGTGTCCTTCTCTACAGGCGCAAAGTTCTTGAACTGAGGTTTGCTATTCGCACTCTTCGTTGCCATTTTTCTCTCCCTCTACAAATTCCTTCATTGGCTCGAGCACCTGATACCAGGTGCGTTTCAACTCTTCCACGCCATACTCGCGTTCCCACACTTCCAGCACCGGCGCTGGGGGCTGGCCGAGGTAGAGCACATGGATCTGTGCCCGCGTCCAATCGCCCTGCCCCAAGCACCACAGATAGCCCTGCACCTGCAGATTCCAGCGCAGTGTCTGAAAGGGATCCTGACCGCGCGGCGTGCGCGAGGTGGTTTTGATCTCATGCAAGATCAGCCGGTCCATGTCGAGCGCATCCGGCGAGTACCAGACATCCTCGTACAGCAGGCTGCCCGGGTGGTAGATCGCGCCCTCGATGCGCGGCCCGTACCAGTCCTCCCACGCCAGCCCAATCTGCATTGCCAGCCGCAGCCGGTCGTCCGGCGGGCCGCCCGAGTTGCGGTAACCCGCGCCAGCACGCTCAATGGCGGCGTGTACCAGTGCGGAGAGATGGATACCAGAGGGGCGCCCTGGATCGCGCCCCAGCTCGAGCGGCCCTTGCCGGATGAGTCGTGCAGGCATGGCGTACTCACATGGTGATGGTGTCGCCGTCGACCGCCACGCCCTCCAGTTGCTCGAGTGCGCCCTGCTGGATGGCCTCGTTGAGCGCCTTGCGGGTGGCCTGGTCGATGTTCTTGTCCTTCATGATGGCGATCTTCAGGACCGCCACCTTGAGCGGTTTGCCATCGGCAGGCATTGCGGAGATCACGGCGTCCTGCAGCTTGTCCAGCAGGTCTTTCGGGAACGCCTTCTGCTGCTTCGCCGCCGGAGCGGATTTGGCAGTCTTGGCGTCGCTCAGGATGCGGTCGACGGCCAGGTAGGTTTTCTCGCGCTTCTCTTCGCCGCCGCGCTGGCCGGGCAAGCCTTTCCAGGATTCCGGCGCGGCGCGGCGCGAGACGTGCAGCTTCATCCCCTCGAGGATGCTGATGTCGCCAGGCTCGAGCCGCGCCTTGTCAAACCCGGCCTCGATGAGAGACTGGACGAACATGGCGAAGACGCTGTTGTTGTTGGGGCGCTTGCCTGCCACCGGCTCCACCGTCTTGCCTTCGTCGTCGATGACCCAGTCCGGCGCACGCCCGAACGAGAGGTACTCGGTATGCTCCTCGTCGCTGTTCAACACGCGCACGTCGAGCCGCAAGGCCACCGGCATTTGTTGGGGGTCGGTGATCTTGCCGTTGTAGTCGTAGGTGACAAACCGGCTGGAGACCACCTCCACGTCCACGTCGTTCAGCAGACCGCCTGCCGAGAAAGTTTCAGGATTCAGACTGATGGGCATAGTATTCTCCTTCAGGATTTGTGTTTTCTGTTTGCCGTCAGAATGTCTGGATTCTGCGGCGGAACCACTCGGGAAAGACCCCGGGGCGCGAGCGCAGTGTGCGTGCGACCGCGCCGTCGAGGATGTAGCTGTCGCAGAGGTCGTGCTCGTGCCTGACTCCGCGACCGCAAACCTGTATCAGTGTCAGCGCCATCTGCGCGTCCATGTAGGTCTGGCTGCGATTCATCCGCGCCTGGACGATGAGATTGCTCATGTCCGGGTACGGCGCTTTGATGACGATGACGAATCTGCAGAGATCGTCCGGGAAATCGTAGCCGGTGCTGATACTGGGGCTCACCAGCACCGCGCCTTCGGTTTGCTTGAAGGCTTCAATAGCGGCTGGCAGATCACTGCTGTTGGCATGCGTGAACACTGCCCGCGTGGGATCGCCGCATCTGGCCCACGTCTCCATGAACGCTTTCGCCCGCTCATAGCTGCCGGTGAACACGATGCCGCGCTGCGGGTACCTGCCCGCAATGCGCACTGCCTTCTCCAGCACTTTCTCCAGCAGCGCCGGATCCATGCCGTGCTTCAGAACGGGCTCGGAGTACACATACACGGGCGCGTTCTTTGGCGGGAAACCGCTGTCGTACTCCCAGTAGCGATACCGCCCTGGCCGGAAGCCGAGGAACGAGCAGATCTCGCGGGTGATGGTGGCGGAGGCGAGCACGACGGAAGGGATGCCGGAAAAGTACCGCTCCCAGCTCTGCTTGGGCCACACAGGGGAGATGATGGTGCAGCCGCCGCTTGAGTAGATGACGTGCTCCTTGGGTTTCTCCGGGATGCGCGAAAGCGCATCGACTGCGCGGCGCACGCGGTCACAGCGGGAAGCCATTCGTACGCTATGCAAGTGCTTTGCGCTGTCCTCGTACATCGCCAGCACCGGCTCCACTTTCTGCGCCCAGTTGCGCCATGCTTTGAGCTCAGGCTTTGGGAATGGCAGCTTGAGCCATTCCGCATCCTCATCGCGGAACTCGGCGGTGTCGGCCTGCGTGAGCAGATCCACCAACGCGTGCGCTTCATCGCACACCACGGTCTGGTAGTTCTGAATGATCGGGTGCTCCACGCGCCGCAAAGCAAACCACATCGCATAGTTCGTCACAGCGAAGCGGAGCACGCCAGCCGTGCGGAACTGCTGCATGTAGGGGCACAGCGTGTAGGAGACGGTGAAATTGTGCTGCGGGCATCCTGCCTTGTGGCCGATATCGCATGTGGCGCCGGGGATGTTGACGCACTCGAAGTTGCGCCCGCCGCGCAGATCGGCGAAACGGCCCTGAAAGTCGTCCAGGATCTGATCCTGCAGCGCCTTGGTGGCGGTGAGCACGATGGTGCGGGAGCCGGTTTCAAAGCTGGGCAGCAGGTAGCCCAGCGTTTTGCCGGTGCCTGTGGGCGCACTGTGTACCGTGACTCCCAGCCCGTCCAGCAGGATGTGATCAGCCATGGCGGCCTGCGCCGGGCGCACGGTGTCCGCAATGCGGAGCTGGTAGCGCTTGTTGGGGTTGATATCGGAGAAAAAGCTCTCAGCAGGCTGGTGCTTCCTCATTGTCGCGTTCCCCTAGGATTTCATGGAGCTCGAGTCCTCCCTGCTCCAGGTGCCCGGCGCGGATCTCTGACTGGATCCAGTCGCGGTATTTCTGGCTGGCGGCCTTCCACTGCGCGGCGAACTTGCGGCGCCAGCGGCTTGTGGGGCTCAGGTTGCGTAACACGGTGTCGATATAGGCAATGCGTGTGTGCAGCGCCTGCACATCGTTGTCGGCCATCAACTGCTCGCACATCCGGGCCGCGTTCTGGAGGCTTTCGTGGATCAGCATGGACTGCTCGTGGTCACGGACCACGCGCACGATGGCATCGGCAGCCATCAGCACGCTGGGCGGCAAAGTGTCGAGCCGATTCTGCAGCAGGCGTACTGTGATCCAGACGGCAAACCGCAAGAAGTCGCTGTCCGTGCGGAAGGGCGTTTGTTGGCTTTGCACGAACTCCTGGACCACGCGGTGCAGCGAGGGCGGGATGCTGGCGCGGATCGTGGAGCTGTGCCCTTTGCTGTCCGTGCTGGGCACGATCCAGTCGTCCTCAGTCAGCTTGATCTCGTGCAGCCCGAGGAACACCTCCATCTTGCGCGATGGAAGCAGATTCCCGGCTTCATCCACCATCCGTTTGCGTGCCATGGCTATTGCCTCGGTTTGCCGTCGCCCGGCATCGCGACCAGAAACACCCGCTTCATCTCGGCGATTGCCTGCTCAAGGCCCTGGCGCGAGGCCTCGATCTGATGCAGGGCAATGCTCGCCAGCGGCTCGAGCATCCGCGCCGTAGCCAGCAGCAGCTGGCGGTCCGGCGTGGAGTCCTCAATCTGGATCTCCTCCGCCCGCTCCAGCGCTGATTTGAGCGCAGCGTGCGCTGCTTCCAGCTGCTTCTGGTTCTTGGTCACCGCCTGGAGCGCCGCTTCGCGGCGCGAGATTTCAGCGGCGAGCTGCTGAGGGGTTATCTGGATCTGCATTGTTGTGCCGAGTCTGCGACTACGATAAAGTACAGCATGTCATGAGTCAACAAGTGCAGCATCAGGCACCGAAGCCTCGCCGCAAGTCCCTAGATACTCAGTACATAATCGCCGCTGTTTGGGGCGATGCCCTGCGCGGTATCACCGTGGCAGAGCTGGCCCGGCGCGTGGAAATGAAGCGATCGAGCCTGCACGCGATCCTGCGCGGCGCGAGGGGAGCCAGCCTGCAGACCGTGTACCGGGTGGCGCCGCTGCTGGGGATGGGGCCAACGGAGTTCATCATGCGCAATCAGCAGGCGCAGGAGATGTACTGGAAGGCGCGGGGAATGCGGAGCCGCTTTGAGCCGCTTGTTTAGCCCCTAAACAAACGTGCTGGCATTGCGCATTGCTGATTGCAGATTGTTTAGCCCCTAAACAAAAGTGCCCGGCACGGGAAGCCGGGCACAAGATGTGGGGGCCGGTAACCTGCTGCTACTTGATCTTGGCTCGGATTTCCTCCAGCACCGCCTGAATCTGCTTCAGCCGAATGCGGTCTTCCGGCGTGAAGCCCTCGGCCTGATCCTGCTGCTGCGCCGCAAGGCGCACGTTAACCACAACGGCGGAGTCCGAGAACGGCGTGGCCGGTGCGCGGAGTTCCTCATCGCCATGCAGCGGGCGCACCGGCACCGGGTAGGGAGCCAGGCGGCTGATGACGGCATCGGGCGGGAACTCGTTGGCGCGGCCATAGGGGATGTTGACGCGCCCGGCGATGTAGGCCGGGATCACCAGCGGAGCGATCTGTGGCCGGCCAAGGCTGTCCAGCACGAGCTTGCCGGTGCGCGGGTCGCGCCGCACAACCTGGTAGACGGCCACCTCGCCGTTGTCCTCTTCGATATCCGAGTACTGCGGATCGAACCAGTACTTGCCTCGCAGGGCGGGGTCCGGCGGCGGCGGCTCAACGCCGAACTGCTGCCTGTAGTCTTCCCGGGTCTGGTAGATGGGGAAGATGATGAGATCCAGATCCGTGCCCAGCGGTTTGTCGATGGGCACTTTGTTGAGCGGGGTGATCACCATGGAGTTCTCCTTACTGCCAGCATTCTGCGATCACGATATCTCCCGGATCGCTGGGGTCTGTAGTATCGCTGCTGCCATTGCGGAACGCGAGAGACGTCCCGCTGATCGTGTAGTCGTCGCCCGCCCACTGCCGGACGCCGTTACGGTACACCACAACGCGCCCACAGCTTGCAGGCAGCGCCCAGGCCGAGCCGCTCTTGGTGAGCCGGTTTTCGGTGAACGTTGCCGCCACCGCACGCAGCACAGGAGGGCTGGCATTGGTATCGAGCACCAGCCCGGCGCCCAGCGTGGCGAGCGTGGCCTTGCCGCTCTGGAACACGAGCACCACCACCGGAGGCGACGCCGGCGCTTTGGTCTGGCGGATGTCAGGCTTGGTTTGCGCAAGCAGGGGCATTGCGCATAGGAGCAAAGCGAGGAAAAGGGTTCTCATACCGCCATTCTAAGGCGTTGCTGCAAGATCCGGTACGCATTTTTGACAACCGGGATGTTGGCCTGCTCCGACGGCAGCTTGCCGAATCCGCCGCACAGCAGGCACTCGATCCGGCCATCCTCGCACTCGCTGCAGGGCTCGCCGTAGAGCGAATATCCGGTACCATGGCAAGCTCCGCACATCTGATAACCCTTGCCATCACAGCAGGCGCAGCCATGCTCCTTCGCGTACCGCTTGAGCTCGTCAAACATCCGCAGCGCACGCAGCATCTCGATCTGCTCGGCGTCGCCGAACTTGAGCCTGCAATGCTGGAGCTTGTGCTTGGCGGCAGAAATGGTAATGGGCTTGATCATCATGGCCAGAGTGATTTTTCGGCAAGATCTGGCGTGAAACACCGCAGCGGCTGCCTGCCGTCGCGATTGTTGATGTGCAGTTCTTCGTCATACCACACCACCAGCAGATCCCTGCCGATGATGGCGATAACCCAATTGCAATCAGCGCCCCAGCCGCTGCCGGGTCCGTTGAACCCGTAAATGCGGGTGCCGTTTCTGTAGTGCTCAAAGAGCCGGTCCCGCAGCCCGATGAGGAAGTCCCAGAGCTGTTGCCGCTCCCCATCGCTGATGCCATGCACGGCCTGCATGGCTTCCAGTATCTCTAGCGTGCTCACTTGCGTTTCCTTTCCTGTTTCCAGTTGACACGCACGCGCCCGTCATCCGGTTTGGCGAACACCTGCTCGGCCACGCGCTCCCGCGCCGCGTTGGTGAGCTGGGCATAGATCACTGTGCTGCTGATGTTGCGATGGCCCAGCCAATCCTTCACCGCGAGGATATCGAGGCCCTGCTCCACCATGTGGACGGCGATAGAGTGCCGCATCACATGCGGATGCTGGAGATCCTCCGGCCAGTCGGCGCGGGCGGCGTATTTGGCGAACAGCGCTGCCAGCTGGCGGACACCGATACCGCGCCCCCGGCGCGACACAAACAACGGGCCCGGCTTGTCGCCGCGTGCCTTGAGCCAGGCGGTGATGGCGCGGCGGGTTTCGTTGTTGACGGGGTATTCCGCGCTGATGCCGTTCTTCGAGCGCCGGATGTAGAGGCGGCCTGATTCCGGCTTCCAGTCGGCGAGCTGCAACTTCCCCACTTCTGACACGCGCAATCCGTGCCAGTACATGATGAGGAATACCGCGTAATCCCTTGCGGAAACCTGCTTGGCGCGGGCGAGGAACTTCTCCACCTGCGCTTTGCTCGCGTACGTGATCACGCCCATTGCGCGACACGATCCCGGAGCGGAGTTTTGGCGGCGCCGATGGCGCGGTCCAGGTCCGCCTCGCTCAGCCGGTGCCACTTGCCGCCACGGTAGATGTCCACTTCAGCCTGATAGCCGGCGCCGAGCCGCGCCGCCATGCCACGGTAGGCGAGCAGCGTGTCGTCCACCAGCAGCACATTGGAGCAGTAGCGGTCGTAATCGAAGCCGGGCAGGGGCTTCACAAACCGGATGCGGTACGGGTGACGTTCCCAGATGGTCAGTCTCTTCATTGCTTTTCCTCCCAGAACCATGAGGCGATCTCGCGCAGCTTCCGGGCCCACCAGCCGAAGAACAGGCTGGCGGCGTAGCCCAAAGCAACGAAGCTGAGCAGCTTGCCCACCTTGTCCTCAATGCTCACCGTGACGATGAACCAGAAGGCGAACAGCGCCCACGGGCTAGTCACGGCGAGGATGTAGCCGATCAGCAGCAGCAGGGTGTTGAGCGCGTTCACCGCGCGGAGCATTGCGATGAGCGCCCGTGCCGGTACGGACAGCGGGCGCTGGAATCTGAGCTTCAGGATCATGTGTCGTCTCCTCTCGGTATCCGCACTCCGGGCAGGAGTCATCGTCCGGGTGCGGGCGGTAGTTCAGATGGCAGTAAGGGCATCTCATAATGCAAACCGTTTCTGTTCTTCTTGGCTCCCCGATGGCGCGGAGCGTCGGAACGAAGATTTGTGTGCAGTTCCAGCGCCTCATCGCGCCGCAGGCCTCCACAGGTTGCGCTCCCAGAGGTGCCGGGCAGTGATGCAGAAATCGTAGAGCCGCTGCGGGGTGACGCGTGCGGGCACCTCGAGGCAGGTAAAGAGCCCGTTGCACAGGGCGCGGAAGCAGACCTCGGAACAAAACCACCACTGCGGCACTTCGCCGGTGGCGAGCGTGACGCTGGCCAGTCCCAGGCTGAGCACGCCGGGCCAGTCGTAGGGCTCGCCGTCGTGGAAGGCGCACCAGTCGAGGATCTGCTGGGCGAGCTGCTGGTCGATCATGTCCAGGTGAATGATTCGCCACTTGGGCAGCAGATCCGGCGCCTGCTCGTCCAGCGGGATGCGTTTGAACCGGGTGCCGCCCTCGCGGGGGCTGGCGGAGAAGCACAGCGGGCCCTCGCCCTTGGCGTTGAGCGCCGGCGTGGAGAGGCGGAGCTGGTCACCGAAGACGAGCTCGCAGTGCGAGAACTGGCTGCCGGTGGCGGCGGCCACCACGCGATCCCAGCGGTTGCCGGCGGCGGCACGGTAAAAGGCAACGGCAATATGGCTCATGGACGCCTCCAGAGGATCGATGCGGAAACGGTGGGCAGGCTGCCGGAGATGGTGACCGGCTGGGTGCGGACGTTGCACAGCCGGATCATCACGGTATCGTTGCCCGAGTACATGATCCCGAAGACGCCATCGGGCAGCACGGGCCAGCCGGGGGCAATGCTCATGCCGGGGCTGAGGCCGGGCGCAGGGATGGCGCCTTCGGCGCACCCCTGCGCGGGGATGCTGGTAACCGGCAGCGGCGCGTTGACCTCCCACATGGCGGTGGAGAGGGTGACAACCTGAAGCTGGTACTGGGAGACCAGCGTTTGGAGGAGGAGCACAAAACTCAGCATTTGACGATATTCTGCAGTCCGGGCTGATGGATTGCAAGCACTTTTTGTTTAGGAAAACCGCGCACCCGCTAAACTGCAGAGAATTGCACGAAAAAAGCCCCCCTCAGGAGAGGAGATCTGAGGGGGGCGCGCCCGCTGTTCTCGGCCACTGGTCTCAATGCGGAAAGTTGGGGGAACGCGTGAGACCTTGGAAGCAGTCTACACCATCTCGCACAGGTTGTCTAGGCCGCTTCGTCACCGGGTGTGAGCTTTTCGAGTTCCTCGGGGATCTCGTCGTCCAGCTCTTCCTCCTCGTCCTCATCGCCCGGCTCGAATTCTCCTGCTTCGGGTGCGACGGCGGCGGTGAAGGCGTCGAGGTGGCCGGCAATCACAGCGCGGCACTCGATGAACTCGGCAATGTGGCGGCCCTCGCGGTCACTGGCGATGGCGATCACCATGGCATGGGTCATGATCCGGCGGATGGTGATTCCGTCTCCGAACTCCAAACCCCAGTTTTCGAGCTGGGCATCCTCAAGCAGGTCGTCGTCGCAGTCTTCCCAGGCGACCGGATCGAGCACTGTCTCCTCGCAGGCGGAAAACATGAGCCGCCGCCAGCCGTAGAGGCGCACGCCGCGCTCGACACAGTCTCGGAGGGAGGCATTGAAGCAATCCGTGATGGATGCAGGGCTAAGCTGGTGCGGGGTCGACAGATGGTAGATGCAGGGCTCCATGGCTTACGCTTCCCAATCATACTCCCAAACCGC